GCGACCTGAACTTCGTCTTCACCCAGGGCACCCCCAGCGCGACGTGGGTCGTGAGCCACACGCTCAACAAGTATCCTGCCGTGGACGTGGTCGACACCGGCGGCTCGGCGGTCATCCCCACCGTCGTCTACAACAGCCTCTCCCAGATCACCCTGACGTTCGGCAGCCCAACCACCGGGAAGGCGTATCTGAACTGATGCCTACGCTCGGCAACGCGCTCGACTTTGCCAAGTACGAGTCGCGCAACATGCGCGCCCACCAGCTTGGCGCTGCCCCATCCAGCCCTGTTACCGGCCAGGAGTACTACAACACCGCCGACAACACGCTGTACTTCTGGGACGGCACGCAGTGGGTCAGCGAGCGCGGCGGCGCCTCGGCCACGCCGCCGGCTACGACGACCAGCCAGGGCACCATCCAGCTTGCCGGCGACCTGGCCGGCACCGCGACCAGCCCGCAGATCGCCCCGGGCGTCATCGTCGATGGCGACGTGAACGCGGCCAACAAGGACGGCGCCGCCGCCACTCCCAGCATGCGCACCCTGGGCACGAGCGCCACCCAGGCCGCCGCCGGCAACGACGCCCGCTTCACCGATGCCCGCACCCCCCTGCCGCACCACGCCACGCACGACGCGGGCGGCTCCGACCCGATGGTCATCGACGCGCCGGCGGCGACCGGCAGCCTGCGCACGCTCGGCGCCGGGGCCGCCCAGGCGATGCCCGGCAACCGCACGCTCGACGCCATCGCCGCGCCGGTAGCGCCGCTGAACCTGAACAGCCAGCGCATCACCAGCCTGGCCGACCCGACCGGCGCGCAGGACGGCGCGACCAAGAACTACGTCGACCTGACCGCTCAGGGGCTGGACGCCAAGGGCTCCGTGCGCGCCGCCAGCACCGGCGCCAACCTGACGCTCTCGGGCACCCAGACCGTGGACGGCGTGGCGCTGGTGGCCGGCGACCGGGTGCTGGTGAAGGACCAGACGTCCATACCAACCAACGGCATCTACGTTGTGCAGGCGGGTGCCTGGACGCGCGCGCTCGACATGGACGTGTGGACGGAGGTGCCCAGCGCCTACACCTGGGTCGAGCAGGGCACGACCAATGCCGATTCGGGCTGGGTGTGCACCTCCGACCAGGGCGGCACGCTGGGCACCACCAACATCACCTGGGTGCAGTTCTCGGGCGCCGGCCAGATCACCGCTGGCGCCGGTCTGACGAAGACCGGCAACAGCCTGGATGTCGGTGCTGGCCCGGGTATCACCGTCAACCCCGACACCATCCAGATCACCACCGGCGGCGTCACCCCGGCGATGCTCAGCTTCACCGCGCCGGCCTACTACTCTTCGGCCACGCACGCCGCCGCCGCCTCGTGGACGATCCCCCAGGCGACCCACCTGTGCCGCGCCTCCAGGGGGCTGATCGTGCAGTGCCAGGTGGATGCCTCCGGCGCGGTGGTGCTGCCCGACATCACGGTCGCCGCCAACGGCGACGTGACCGTGACCTTCGGCGCCAGCCAGACGGCCAACACCATCCGCACCACGATCATCGGCTGATGCCCATCATCGCCGGGCCTGAGCTATTTCAGGTCGACAACGCGTACGACATCGGCGCCAGCGCGGCCAGCAGGCCGCGCAGCCTGTACGTCGGCACGGGGGTGTGGACCGGCGGGCTGACGGCCAGCGCGGGCGTCACGCTCACCGGCGGTAACTTGAGCTTCCAGCCCGACAACACGTTGGACATCGGGGCCACGTCGATCAACAGGCCGCGCAACGTGTACGTCGGCAGCAACCTGACCGTTGGCGCCATCGGTGACTTCAACAGCCTGCGCGCCACGGGCATCGCCGCGCCCGCCAGCGGCGCGGGCACCGAGATCATCTACGACGCCAGCGGCGGCGGCGTGGGCACCGTCCAGGCGTACGACCGCACGGCGGGCGCGTACAAACCCCTGTACCTGAGCGGCAGCAGCGTCGCCCTCATCAGCCCGCTGCTCTTCTCGCCTGACAACGCGTACGACATTGGCGCATCGGGTGCCAACCGGCCGCGCAGCCTGTACCTGGCCACCAACCTGACGCTGGGCGGCCAGCTACAGATCGCCAGCGCGGTGCTCAAGGCGAACGGCGTTGATATGGAAACTGGCGGCAGCCTGATCACCGACGCGGGCATCCTGTTCCTGAACGCGGCAAAGAGCACGTACGTCAGGGGCGACACGCCGAGCGCCGGATGGGTACAGGCTCAGACCAACCTGAGCGTGCCCGGCAAGGTGAGCTTCAGTGAAGGCGGCATCATCAAGTTCCTGGGCCAGTTCGCCTCGGGGCTCACGTATTCCAGCGCCACCACAGGCGCCTGGCTGAACCTGACCGGAACGAACGTGGTCGCGACCACGCGCGCGGCTTCGGGCGACCTGACCCTGTACGACATCACCATCCCGATCACGCACTCGGCCAACAACGCTCAGATTCAGGTCGGGTTCATGGTCGATGGCACCGTGCAGCATTACGCCAACGACACGACCACGGCGGCGGGCAACCCCTGCAATCTGCATCTCTCTGGTCTGATCACCTCTCCCGCGGCCGGCTCGCACACGTTCTCTATCGGCCTGGTGAGCAGCACCGCAGGCACACTCACCGTCGTCTCGGGGCAGTACACCATCCTGCGAGTTCTGGAGTTGCGCGTATGACCGTTCCCATCGAACCGACGTCCCCACCAACGGTTGGTCTCGCGCCGCTGAGCGCGCAGGAGGTGAACAACACCGTCGGCCAGCACCTGCGCGGCTTCGCGGCGATGAAGGTGACCATCGGCCAGGACCGGGACTGGCTGGCGACGGTCAACCTGCAGGCCGCGCCGTATTATTTCAGCGCCGATCAGGAGACGCTCATCAAGTCGGCGGTCAACGATCTGGACGCCAGCCTGGACGCCATCGACATGACGTTCATCAGCCGCCTGATCGGCATGTGAAGGGAGCACCCATGGCACGCAAACACAGCGACGACCCGCCCGAAGAGGAAGAGGTCATTCTGGAGCCCGGCGACCCGGGCTACGCGGCAACAGACGAGCCGCCGCTGCCCGACCCGGAGCCTGGCCCGCCGCCGCAGGACCTGCGCGCGGCGCCGGAGATGGAAGGCGCGTACGCGGTGGCGGTACACGCCATGCACACCAACGTCGTGGACTCGCAGAACCCCGCCGACATCGTGCCCAATCATCCACAGATCACCATGGGCGCGCAGCCGCCGGCTGAGCCGGTAGCGGCGGAAGAAGCATGACCGAGACGGTCACCCCCATGGCGGCGCAGATCACCAGTGGCCCGCCCGCCTTCGCCACGCTGCGCGAGATCTACGCGCGCCCGACCGCGACCGCCGTCACCCTGAGCTTCCTGACGGACCAGGCCGTGCAGTGCTCCGTCGACTGGTACCCCATCGACGAGAACATCGCCAACTCCGGCACGGTGACCGACGCCGCAGCCACTACCAGCCACACCCTGACGTTCACCCCGGGAGCGGGCCACAACGGCAAGGACTACGGCTTCCGCATCTACCTGGCGGCGACTGACGTCTCGGGGCTCACGCTGCGGCCGTACAACGGTACCATCCAGTTGCTGGGTGCCCGGGCTGCCGGCCAGACCGCGTTCGGCAGCGCGCTGTCCGTGCCGGTGCGCTGGAACATGTTCGGCGGCACCCCTCCGGCGCCGGCTGGGGGCGGCGGCATCGGCAACTGGAATCAGTACGCGTGGGCCCAGTACAACCCCAAGGGCACCACCTACCCGACGCCATGATGTCCACTGTGCCGGGTGTTCAGGACGGTATCCCGCTCTTCCGCAGCGCCTCCTGGCACACCTACAACTGGGCCAACTACGGCCCCGTGTACTCGGGCACCTCGTTCTCGGCGGTGACCGTCGATCAGGTCTCCGGCACCAGCGTCCGCGTCAACTTCACGCCCGCCTTCTCCGGCCGGGCGCGCGTGGAGTACAACCCGGGCGGGCGCGGCTCACGCGACGAGTCGCCTCCGGTCGCCTGCACCGCCGCCACGCCCGCCTCGATCATCCTCACCGAGCTTGCCCCGGGCACGCAGTACGTGTTCATTCTGGTGCAGTACGCCACGCTCACCGACCAGACGGGTTACGTGCTGGTGCAGACCGGCTACAGCGACCAGTACACCTTCTCCACGGCGGGCGCGGGGCAGAGCCAGCCGGTTATTTCGGGAGTCGCTGTCACCCCCCAGGGGGGTGTCGGTAACCGCACGGCGGTGATCACCTGGCAGACCGACGTGCCGTGCCTGAACAAGGTCAACTACGGCGCCACGGTCTCCTATGGCACGGTGCGCAACGACACCACCACGCCGCCCAGCCAGCGCGGCGCCAGCGTCACCACCGCCAAGCTGGTCGCCGGCAACACGTACCACTACCAGTGCTCCAGCACCGGCCGCGACTACGCCCACGGCTTGACGGCCACGACCACGGATGCGACGTTTGTGGCATGAGCGACGTGGGTAACCAGGCAGCGTGGAGTTCAGTCGTCGATGGGCTGGTCTTCAACCCGGGCACGGCCATTGCCCAGAAGTGGCTGGAGTTGAAGAGCTACGGCACGTTCATCGGCGTGCCTGTCAGCGACGAGCTTCCGGACCCCGACACGGGCGGCGTGCAGATGGCGTTTTCGTCCGGCGCCATTATCTCCTGGGACGCGGACAGCGGGGCGACTGTGGGGTGAGCACGCGTGGAGCAGGAGGTCGTCAGCGAGTCCGAGCGCAGCGTCCAGGCGCGCCACTCCTCGCTGCGCATCGACGTCACGCTCAGCATCGGCTATGTGCGCGAGCGCCCCGGGGTAACCGACCGCTGGGAGATGCGCATCAGCACCGTCGGCCTGCTCATCGCCGGGGCTATCATCACGCTGGTCATCCTGGCCGTGCTGCTGCCGCACATCATCTCGCTGCTGGGGTCGCTGTAGCGTGACCAGCATCGCCGCACTGTACGCCCCGCCCCTCCTGCGCGAGAAGCCGGCGCCAGTGGCGTGGTGGGACTACTTCGACGCGCACCGCGACCTGCACATGGCGCCGCAGGTGTACCAGTGGACGTGCTCCATCTGTGCCAGCACCTGGGTGCTGCAGGCCACCGGCGATGCCCCCAACCGGGCGCGCGAGGCGACCGCCATGGAGCTTGGCCCGCAGTGCGTCAACCCCGCCGTGGGGCTCACCAGCACGCAGTGCCTGGCCGACATGTTCAGCGCCCACGGATTCGTGCCGCACATCGAGTGGGTCGACTTCGAGCGCGCCCAGCAACTGTGCTCCCAGACCACCGGCTGCCTGAACAGTACGCGCTGGTACCACTTCGTGGGCGTACGCGGCACGCGCGCCGGCAACCTCTGGGTAGCCAACTCCGCGCCGGGCTATGATGGTATATACGACGACATCACGCCTGCCCAGTTCAACGCCTGGGCAGGTAGCTGGCAGATCGTCTGGCTGGAGCCCTAGCATGCCCGCGTGCAACGACACCAGTACACCGCCGCAGAGCAGAGCCTTGTCACCTGCGCGGTCTATTTCGGGACGACTATCTTCATCTTGCTGGTCGCCATCTTCGTTCTCCTCAAGGCAGGAGGTGTGATCTGATGCCTGGCGGCAAATCGCCCGGGCCATCTGTCAAGAACCCGGATACGTACGAGGCCCTCAAGCGGCAGGGCTTCGGCAAGGAGTCGGCAGCGCGCATCTCCAATTCCGCGCTGACCAAGGGATTCAAGAAGGGCAAGCACCGCAAGCCCGGAGAGCGAGGCAAGCCGTTTGGCAAAGCGAAAGGGAAGTAAGGGCGGCTCCGGAAGCCGGTCCATCCCCAAGGGCAACTCGTCGCATGGCACGCCGGCGAGCAAGAACCCGCACAAGTACTAGCTGCTGGAGGTGCCTGCGTGCCTGGTGGCTCTTCCCGTTTTACTGGTGGTTTGAGGAGGAGTGATGCCTCGTAGACCGGCTGTTCCGCCGATGGGCGATCCCAACATTCAGGCCCTGGGCCTGGGCCAGCCGCAGGGTGCGCTGAATATTCCGCCACCTCGCCGGGCCAAAGGAGCGCTGGGCGGGGCCGTGCCGCGCGGCGCCAAGGGGCGTATGCCGCCCCAGCTTGCCGCTGCGGCCGGTAAGGGCAAGGCCAAGGGGCCGGCCAAGAAGTCCAGACCGAAGCAGAGGAGCAAGAGCGCCTGATGCCTATCAAACGCACCGGCAAGTCAAGCGGCGGGCACAAGGGCAAGCCCGGTACATCCAACACCAAGGCCCACGCCAAGGGGGCCGCTCGGTCCATCAAGAAGTCCGGGAGTAGTGGTCACAACTGCTAGCATCCCGTCGCTGACCGGGCTCGACTTTGCGAAGCTCGGCCGCAAATCGGGCTCCGAATGGCTGCAGGACTGGGAGGACCGCGCTGCCGCGCGCCTGGTGCCCTTCCAGCCGATCACCCCCGAGGAGCGGCTGGAGAGCTTCCGGCAGATGAACTTCCGGCCGCACGGCGTGTACGTGCCCGACGACGAGGACGCGCAGCGCGAACTGCTGCGCCGCGTCGCGCACATCGGCGCGACCTACGTTGTGCCCGATCAGCGGCTGCGCGCGTACCACGCCCTGCAGGACGAGACGGAGCGCTGGGAGCAGCAGGGCGTCGAGGGCCACTGGATCGGCCAGCAAGCCGTGGCGCGCAGCCAGGCACGCTTCCGCATCGTCGCCTGGGGCCGGCGCGGCGGCAAGACCACCGAGGCGGCCATGGAAGCGATCTGCGCCGCCAAGTTCCGGCCGCGCTCATGGGTCTGGCTGGCCGCGCCGACGATGAAGCTGGTCGGCCGGGCCTTTGACAAGGTCGTGGAGGCGGTGCGCGACAACGACCTGAAGTGGCGCACCTTCCGCGACACCACCCAGGAAAAGCTGATCGTGCTGGAGAACGGCTCCCGGCTAGAGGGTATGTCCCTGGAGAATATCTGGAGTGCGGCCGGCGCGGCTATCGACCTGGCGATCATCGACGAGGCCGCGCAGATTTATCCAGAGGCGTGGGCGCGTGCCATTCTGCCGCCGCTCACAGACCGCAACGGTCAGGCGCTGCTCATCTCCTCGTGGGAAGGCGAGGGTGATTTCTTCCACCAGAAAGCCATCGACGCGCGGAGCGACATGGTCGCCCACGGCACGCAGGCGGCGTGGGAGATGTTTCAGGATGCCTCGTACGACATCAACTTCTATGCCTTCCCACAGGGGCGGCAGACTCCCGCGCTCGCGCAGGCCGCGAAGGAGATGGAACCACACGAGTTCCTTGAGCAGTTCGGTGGCATCCCAGCCGCTGCCCGCGAGCGCGTCTTCCCCGAGTTCAAAGAAAAGGTCCACGTTACTGATTGCCCCTACAACCCGGATCTACCGGTGATACTGGCCGTCGATCCGTCCGGTGGCTCCAACGCCTACGCGATCCTGGCGATTCAGGAGTATACGGACATGACGGTGATCTTCGATGAACTCTACGAGACGCATCGGAGCACCGAGGAGATGGCCGAGCTACTGGCTTCCCGGCCGTGGTTCCAGGGCACCAGGCTCAGCCGCGAAGGCGACCTGCTGCCGCAGTGGGAGGTCGAGGGCTGCAGCGACATGATCGTCGACTCCGCTCAGCCGGAGGAGATGCGGCGCTGGCAGCGCATGGGCTTCCCCGCCTACAACGTCGACCACAAGCCCATGATCTGGGAGCGCATCCCGTTCATGCGCAACCAGATCCGAGATCCGGTGCGCTTCTACCGGCTGTACCGTAGCCGGGTGAATATGATCCTCGAACGCATGGGCCGCGAGCCCGACTCCGACAAGGATCTGCCGGTCGAGGAGCAGCGCGCGCTGACCATCGAGGTGGAGGAGGGGCTGAACGACGAGAACCTCATGGGCGAGACGCTGCGCTACCTGAGAAGCTGTGCTCGTCTCAGGGTGGATCGGCACTGCACCTCCACGATCAACGAGTTCAAGACGTACACCTATCCCAAGCGCCGGCGCCTCAACATGAACTATCAGGAAAAGCCGCGCGACTGGATGAACCACGCCATGGATGCCTGGGGCTACTACGTGTGGGTCAAGAAGCGCTTCGAGGGCGAGCCCGAGGGCGCCGAGAGCTACAGCTATCTGGAGACGCACGTCGAGCCGCTCGAAGACGACGAGCCCAACATCGCCCTGCCCAAGCCGCCGCCGGAGGTCATCGCCCGCACGCCGCTGTCGCGCGGCAGGATGTTCATGGATCACGTGAGATCCCACCACCAGCGCAACCCGTGGGAGCCGCAGTCCTATCTGGAGCCGGCTAAGCGATGACCCTGGATACCACTGAGGGCGTTTCACCCTACCGGGATGAGATCGATGACAAGCCGACGTACGAGGAAGTCGTCTACTGGCGCGATCACCTTGTCTCCGAATGGGGTGATCTGGACGAGGCGATGGAAGACGAAGAGGATCTGTACTTTCAGACCTTTGACGTGGAATCGCCTGGTGGGCGCCTGGCCGTCAAGACAGGCTCCGCTCCGGCCGACGCGGACGCGGCTATCGATAGCCTGGTCCCTCCAGACATCTCGGTGCGTGTGCGACCGGCTCGTGCACGTCAGAAGTATCGGAACCAGGCCGACAAGCTGACGCGCTTCGGCAAGGCGCTGCTGTTCTCCTGGCGAAGACAAAAAGATGTGCTGCGGCAGATCCCGACGGACATGGTCATCCGGCGCATCGGCGTCTTCCGCATCATGGTCGACCGCTCCCTGTGGCCCTCAAAGCCGGAGGGCATGGAGGCTCATGGGTCCCCGCCAGTTCAGGATGAGGGTGAAGACGATGAGGCGTACGAGCAGCGGGTCGAGGCCTGGCAGGACGCTGACCCAGAGGAAGTCTGGGAAGTCCGCCACCGTCGCAAAAACCCAATCGTGTTTCAGCGGCGTGATCCACGGGTAGTACGCTGGCGCGAGGCAGACGACGGTGAACTGCTGGTGGTGGTCGAGCACTACCAGACCAGCAAGGTCGAGGCGCTGCACGCGTTTGCCCGGTATCCCGACACCCCCTACGCTGTGCGCAACATGCTACCCGACGAACTGGTGTGGGTAGACGACGTGTGGATCGGCCGCTACCGCTGCCTGATCCTGAACGACGTGCCGCTGTTCGACGTGGGCGGCACGGGCACCTACCGGGGCGTGGCGGAGCACGGCTACCCGGAGATGCCGTACGTGCTGGCGCCCTTCCGCGAGCTTACGTTCGAGGACATGGAGCGCAGGTACCGGGGCATGCTGACCAACGCCTCCGGTTTGTATCCCATCGAGTCAAACGTCCTCACCATGCAGATCTGGATGCTTGCCATCAACGCCTGGCGGACCTACCTGGGGTGGACCAAGGATGGTCGCCAGATCGATATTCGTCCGGGTCAGTACATCCCCATCGACCAGCGGATCGGTGAGTACCTCCAGATGCTGGAAGGTCAGCCCGTGCCGGATGAACTCCTCCAGACGACCAGTGTGGTCGACCAGTACATCCAGCGCAACGGTGTGGCGCAGGGGCCACGATCCGCCGAGGGCACGCGCTCGGCGCAGCAGTTGTGGGCCATCCAGTCGATGCGGACACTCAAGATAGAATCCGCCAAGGACAGCCTGGTGCGGGCCGTGACTCGTGCTCTGGAGCTTGCAGCGATGGAACTGGAGGTCTGCCTTCAGGACCGCCTTACGCTGCCAGTCCCCGGCAAAGACCGTAACGGTGAAGACATGGGCGAGGTCACCATCAAACCCGAGGATATCGACGGTTACTGGGATGGCTTCGAGGTCTCCCTTGGCCGGCGTCTTGACCCAGCGATACTTGAGCAATGGAAAGCCCTGCAGGCACTCACCGCGAACAAGTGGATGCCCCACCGGCAGTCGCTCGAACTGTCCGGAGCAACCGACAATCCGCAGGAGTGGCTGGACGAGATGGTACGCGAAGCCGTGGACGCCCTCCCATTCGTGATCGAGCAGGTTGGACTGGAGCGCATCAAGAACTGGTTTGGCGAGGACAGCGAGCGCTTTGTTGCTCTTTCCCAGAAGCTGCTCGAACAACAACAGGCGCAGAAGTCTCCGATGGCCCCGCAGGGAGGCACGCAGCAGCCCCCGGGGCCCCCCAGGGGTGGTGGTGCGCATGGCCCGACCGATGCTGGTTCGGCCATGTCCCAGGCCACCCGTCCGTCCGGCGGTGGTCGCCCCGGTGGTCGTCCCGGAGGCGCGGCCGCCGCTGGACGCGGGCCCTCGCGGCCCGTATCGTAAGGGGGGTACATGCCCGACGATGCCCTCAATCTCTTTCGGGCAGCAAGGCCGGCTGGACCTCCTGCCCCACCCCCGGCTTCTGGGAGCTACAACATCCCCACGTCTGGAGGCACCCGGGATCTTCATAACCTGGCCATGGTCCCGGGCAGCCCCGCGTATACCTCGCGCATTCCCCGGCCGCCCTGCTTCCAGTGTGGCGAGGATCACTTTCCCAACCGCGAGTACACCCACGAGTGGCAGCCCGAGCCGGCTCCGATCCACGACGAGCCGGTGGCCGCCAGCCCGGCTTTCAGACGGTCGGCTACTGTCGTGGAGATGATCTCCGACCAGGCGCAGCACCGCGTGGCGCTGTACGTGGGGCGCGGCGATACGTACGTTGTCGCCGTCGAGGCGGCGCCCGACTGGGATGCCGTTACGACCTTCAAGGTGGAGCCTGCCATGGTGCTGCCGCTGGTGCAGCTTGCCCGCGCGTTGAAGACCAAGATTGCCGACAAGACCGGCGGCGACCTGATGATGCTGGAGCAAGAGTATGCCGGCGAACATGCGCAAGCTAATGGGCGAAGTGCCCAGGGCGCTGGAAGTGGTGGCGCACGACGATCAGGACTTGCCGCCGGTGGGCCGCAAGAAGGTGGGCCGCCAGGAGCAGAGCCGCCGGCAGCAGGCGCTGATTAGCGGCGTGGTCACCGGCGCCTCGCCGCTGGACGAGCAGGCGGCCGACGTGATCCGGCAATATCTGGAGGCGCACCATGCACGACAGTGAGGCCCGCGACTTCCTGCGGAGGCTGCATGACACCTACCATGCACATGACAACGCTGACGTTCACCAGTCACCCGGCGGTCATGGACTTTTTATCGACCGTCAACCCGGAGCATCTGGCTTTGGTGGAGATCACCTTGTGGGGTCCGCTGCCCCCGAGCCGATTATCGAGCGCTACGCCGGCATCGGTGCAGAGGATTTCGGGCCCGTGGAGCTTCTCGACGGCCGGACCGGAGCCTCCATCGTGCGCGTCAACCGACACCTGAGAAGGCGCCGTGTGGAATCCTAAAGACCCCCAGGCCTGGGGACCCCGCCGCAAGGCGGTGGCGCGTGGCGAGGCACCTGGCTTCCACATTCTGGCCTCGCCTCCCGGGGAGCAGGCGCCGATAGGCGAGATCAACTACACCCCCGGCACCCAGGAGGTGCACGGCCGGGGGGTCATGGCGCCGCGCGACAAGCTGAACTACACGCTGCTGCCCAGGGGTGTGCTGGCTCATCCCGACTCGCCCGAGGAGTACGTGCCGCTGGGTACGGGCCACGACATGGGCGCGGGCGCGGCGGGTGACGTTCTCTCGGGCAGCATGAAGCCCGTCACTCCTGGCCAGGAGCAGATGACGGGCAGGTACAGCCCGCCCAGCAGCATGGCCACCGAGTCCTACAGCCCGGGCGCCCCGCCGACCCGTCCGAACCCGTACGGTACCGGCCCCGGTCCGCGCTCCGCGCCCAGCGGCCCGCACCCCTCCAGCTTCGGCGGCCGGTCCTCGATGGCCGGCAGCGCGCACCGCTGGGGGCAGCCGTGGGACCAGAGCATGGGCGGCGGCAACGAGGGGATGGGTGCCGGCCAGGTGAGCGTGAGCGGCGCTCAGGATACCGGCGCCAGCGGCGAGCAGGACGACGCCGCCGCGCGCAAGCAGGCCGCCGACGCCGCTCGCGGCGGCGCGGTCAACTCGAACGCCAGCACCTCGACCCCGGCATCGAGCACCGGGACGCCGGGCGATCAGCCGACCGATGTGGTCGTCAGCGGCGCCGACCAGCAGTACGTCCCGCAGGCTGGTGAGACGATCAGCTTCGACGACAACGCCCAGGGCGACGGCGGCATCGTCACGCTGCACCAGTCGGACGGCGGCACGGTCACCATCGGCTACTACAGCAAGGAGGGCAACCTCGCCTCGCCCACCGGCTTCCAGCGCAAGATCAACTACCTCAAGGGGCCCACCTCCGGCGCGGCGCGCATGCAGAACACGCGCGTCATCCCACCTGCAGGCACGCCTGTGCCGGGCGGTACGGCGGACGGCCACACCGTCTACGACGCCAACTACAACACCCAGACCAAGCAGCTTGACTACATCGGCGTCTCGTACGACCAGTCGGGCACATCGGTCACTCCCCAGAACCGCCTGGGCGCCGACGGCAAGACGCATCAGGTGCTGGTCGACCAGCGCGGCCAGGTGACGCAGGATCTGGGCGTGGCCACGCCCGCGCTGCCGACCGACATCTGGGTACGCCAGACGATGCCTCACCCGGGCAACGCTAATCTGGAGGACGTGTTTACCAAGGTGCCCGACCCGACCAACCCGGCGGGCTACAAGGTAGTCATCCTGGGCACGCAGGCGAAGGGCACCACTGGCCAGTTCCAGATCACCAACATCCCCGGCTTCGGTACCGTCACATTCAACAACTCCACGGGTAAGTTCGAGAAGATTGCCGGTGGCCAGCCGACGACTCAGGTCGTGGGCAACAAGCTGTACCAGCTTGATCCCAACACCAACCGGTGGAGCGTGGCCATCGACGGCGGCGACCAGTACACCCTGGAAGGCCCGGACACGCAGGGTAACGTGTACGCCTTCGACTCGACCAACCCGCACGCCCAGCCGGTCCTCGTACATCAGGACGCGGGCGCGGCACAGCAGAGCGCGGTGAACCTCGCGCAGACCCAGGCGAACACCGACCAGATCCGGGCGAACGTCCAGCAGATCTACCAGAACCTGGCCAATGGCCAGATCGACGCCGAGACTGCCCGGTTCAACCTGCAGCTTGCCTCGTACCAGCTAACCCACCCGCAAGCCCAGGACGTTGGCGGTAACATCGTCGTCCCGCCGGGTGCTAGTGCCGAAGTAACCTACGGCTGGAAGGGCGCTCCGGAAGGCTTCCGCAACGAGACGGTACGCACCCAGGGCGACCCTCTGCCGGTCGAAGCCAGGCAGCTTGCCAATCAGGTCGACCAGTTCCTGTCCAACTGGGA